GCCAGCAGGTCGACGCCTGGCGCCGACCTGCTGGCGAGCCGCTTTACTCCGCAAAGGCCCGCAGCGCATCGCCCGTGAGGCGATAACGCACCCACTCATCCTGCGGCTGCGCGCCAATGCTCAGATAGAAATCAATCGCCGGCTGGTTCCAGTCGAGCACGCTCCACTCCAGACGCCCGCACTGACGCTGTACAGCATATTGCGCGATGGTTTTCAGCAGCGCTTTGCCGGCGCCGATCCCGCGATAGTCGGGGGTCACGTACAGATCCTCCATATAGATACCATTGCGTCCAAGCCAGGTGGAGTAGCTGGTGAAGAACACCGCGTAGCCCACCGCTTTGCCCGCCACCTCGCAGATCAGCGCTTCGGTTTTGCTGCCGTTGCCAAACAGCGTCTCTCTGATCTCCTCTGCCGTCGTCACCACCTCTTCGGGGGCTTTCTCGTAGACCGCGAGTTCATAAATCATGTCGTAAATAGCGGTGGCGTCGTCCGGGGTGGCCTGGCGGATCGTAATGCTCATGGGTCGTCCTGTCTGAGTAGTCTTAAGGGAAAACAAAATTGCTGACCCTGAGCATAAGCGGTATTGTGAAAAGAATTAAGTGCAATGAAATCAGCAAACGATGAATATTATGCATCCCGTCCTGCGCCGGATTGACCTCAACCTGCTGCCGGTCTTTGACGCGGTCTATCGCTACCGCTCGGTGCGTCTGGCGGCAGAAGAGCTGGCGATGAGCACCTCGGCGCTGAGCCATGCGCTCTCCCGGCTGCGCAGCGCCCTCAACGATCCGCTGTTCTACCGCGAAGGCCACCGGATGTGCCCCAGCGTCTATGCCAGCCAGCTGGCGCCCTCGATTGCTTCGGCGCTGAAGTTTCTCAACCAGGAGCTGACGCCGCCGGCGGCGTTTGTGCCGGCCGCCAGCACCGACTGCATGCAGATTGCGATCACCGATTTCACCGCGTTCTGCGTCTTTCCGACGCTGATGCACCACCTGCAGCGCGAGGCGCCCGGGCTGCGGTTTGAACTCCGTTATCTGCCCCACAGCCCGGCGCTGACCGAGCTGCTGGCGGGCGAGGTCGATCTTGCCCTCGGGTTCAATACCCCCGACCAGCCAGCCCATCCCGATCTCGAGGAGATTAACTGGCTGCGGGACGAATATGTGGTCATCAGCCAGGCCGACCGGACGGCGCTGACCCTCGACGCCTACCTTGCGGCCCGACATCTGGTGGTGACCCCGTGGAATGAGCAGCAGGGGGTGCTGGATTGCGAACTGGAACGGCAGGGGTATTCCCGGCAGGTGGCGATGAAAACCCCCTCGATGCTGAGCGCGCCCTTTATTATTGAGCAGAGCGACCTGTTGATGGCGCTGCCCCGACGAGCGGCGGAGACGATGGCCCGCGCCGCCCGGCTGACCATTTTCCCGCTGCCGTTTCCGGTTCCGCCGTTTGACGTCAAGATTTACGCCCACCAACGCAGCGGGAAACGCGAGGCTACCCGCTGGCTTATCTCCCTGTTGCAGACGCTGGTGCATGAGGCTTCCTGAGCCGGGGTGGCCCTGACTCCTGCGCGCCTGACTGCCTTGGCGACGTACCCTGGCCTCGGTCACAAAACGGAAAACTGGCTTTTCTGCCACGCTGGCCGGCGCCGTCTTAATGGGTTGTGTTAAATGATTGTATATAAAAGTAATGTTAATTATTTAAATGTTATTAATGCGTAAAATGCATTAATGGATGCGTTTATTACGCTTATTTCGTTCCCGGTTCTGTTTCAGTCTTCAGCAACAGGCGCGCGACAACGCGTGGATAACAAACTGGAGACCTGCATGCATTCGACAACCTCACTGATGAGTACCCGTGACCGGATCGGCGCCATCCTGCGCGTCACGTCCGGTAACTTTCTCGAACAGTTCGACTTTTTCCTGTTCGGGTTTTATGCCACCTACATCGCACATACCTTTTTTCCGGCGAGCAGTGAATTCGCCTCGCTGATGATGACCTTCGCGGTCTTTGGCGCCGGTTTTTTGATGCGCCCCATCGGCGCCATTGTGCTTGGCGCCTACATCGACAAGGTAGGGCGGCGCAAGGGGCTGATCGTCACGCTGTCGACCCGGCGTGGGAAAAACAAACCGGCAACCACCTCGTGGTGATCCCCGGCCCGTCGATGGGGAAAACGCCGCAGGCGATCCCTAATCGCCTGGCGCGGGGCGAACACGCGGACGTGGTGATTATGGTCGGGGACGCGCTGACCAGCCTCGAGAAAGCGGGCCGTACGCAACCGGATTCGCGCCGGGAGCTGGCCGACTCGCCGATCGGCGTGGTGGTGAAGGCAGGGGCGCCGCTGCCGGCTATCCACAGCGCAGACCAGCTGCGGGCGACGCTGCTGGCGGCGCCGTCGGTCGCTTACTCCGACAGCGCCAGCGGACGCTATGTCAGCTCGACGTTGTTCCACTCCCTGGGCATTGATGACGCGATGCAGCGCAAAGCGCAGATGGTGGAGCGCATTCCGGTGGCCTCGGAAGTGGCGAAGGGACGGTATGCGATCGGTTTTCAGCAGGTGAGCGAACTGCTGCCGGTACCCGGCGTGACCTTTGTCGGCGAACTGCCGGATAACCTGCAGTACATCACCCGCTTTGCCGGGGCGGTGACCATCAGCGCCGACCACCCGCAGGAAGGCAAGGCGCTGCTGGCGTATCTCGCCTCACCGGCGGCGCAGGAGACCATCCATGCCACCGGTATGCGGAGCGTGGCCGCCGCCGCGCCGGTCAGCCAGAAGGATACTGTTCAATAATCAGCTTCTCCAGCTCTGCCGCCACGTAGGACTGAATACGGCCGCTGAGGCGGATCAGACCTACCGTGCGCGTGACCACCGGGTCGGTGAGCGGCACGGCGCGGAGAACGGAATGCTCCCCGGCGGGCATCGACATCGCGGGCACGGCGGCAATGCCGATGCCCTCCTCCACCATCCCCAGCATCGTGGTGATATGACGAGAGTGATTAATTACCTTGTTGATATATAAGCTTATTGTTCTCAAATAACTATGCATTGGGGCATGGATGGGGCAAAGTCCGATAATTTCTGGTTCAACATAGCAATCTGATCGCTGTTACTGTCGGCCATCCAGGCGCCGTAGACATTGAAAACCATTTGGGCGCTTGTGTGCCCCATCTGGCTCGCAATGAAGCTGGGGTTGGCCCCGGCTGACAGTGACCAGCAGGCATAAGTGTGTCTGGACTGATATGCTTTGCGATGCCTTAAACCAGCTCGTTTCAGCGCCGCCTCCCATGAGTCACCAATTGAATCAACCTTGTAATGATAACCAACGTTACTGCTTTTTCTGACCAGCTGAGGATTGAACACAAATGTACAGTCATGAATAGCCGTTCGGCCATACTCCCGTAGTTGTACCTCAATCTGATACTGCTTTCCCAGTCTGGTCATTTCCGCCTGGTTCCTCAAAGCGTCAATGGCTGGTTTGATCAGATGCACGACCCTGTCGGTGCCGGCTTCGGTTTTTGGTGGAGTGAAATCACCGAGTTTCGTATAATTTCGGCGTATGGTCATCGTTCCAGCTTTCAGATCTATGTCTTCCCATGCAAGGGAGACCAACTCACCGTGGCGTAATCCTGTGTAAACCGCAACGGACCACAGGTTTTTCGTTTGCTGATGCGGGCAGGCATCTATGAAACGAATAAATTCGTCACGAGTGAGTGGATCAGGTTCTATCCTGGCCCTTTTAAGCGGCCTGATTCCGTTAAATGGGTTTTCCCGGATATAACCATTATCAGCGGCAAACTGAAACATGCCCGCCATGGTGGTCATGTAATAGTTTGCTGTCGCCACACTCAAACCGTTCTTCACCGATCCCCCCGACAACATATCTTTCCTGACATACAACAGATCTTCCCTGTTCACGGATGAAGCAAGCTTGTTTCCACCAATCCTCAGCAGCATATTCCTTACAACCGATTCATATCGGTCCAGAGCATTAGCGCAGATCTCCAGCCGTTTCAGCTCCAGCCATTTTTCAGACAGAAATTTCACGGTGATATCTTTCTTGCAGATGCCGAAAGTTTTCAGGTTTGGCGAATTGGGGAATTGCGCCGCATAGTCAAAGGTCCCCATGCGGATAGCGAAACAAACTGACGTTCGCAGTTCCCCGGCCACCTTCCTGTTTTTAGCGGTGTCAGGGACACCGAGATTTTCCCTGACACGCTTACCTTTAAAAATGAACCATATGCGGAGTGATTTTCCGTGGTTCTCAACGCCCGTTGGGTATGATTCTTTACTCATTTATCCCTCCCGACGTCCAGGAGCGTTGCAAGTTTACCTGTTTCATACCGCCCGATCACCCAATGGTTGCTTTTGAGCCTGAATCCATGCGTCTACCGCTTTGCGGTTGTACATGCATTCACTGGTTGGCTTTGGGTCACCTTCAGGGGAAACGTGCTTATACTCACGCCCAAGCAGCCAGGATGATTTACGGGCCCGTGTAATGGTGCCGCGTTTCATCCCTGTGACCGCCATCAGCAAGTCCTCTGAAACCCATTCGTTTGGCTCGATCTGGATTATTGTCTGCATGCATCACCTCTGCTGCACTCTTTATCTGATATAGAATTCCCAGCTGCTGGCGACGGCGTTCATAACCTTAATCGCCATTTCAGCCGTTTCCCTGCTGTCGTAACACTGGAAATAAACCACTTCTCCAGTGCGTTTAAGTTTCATCATTACCCACATACATCACCTCAGGTGCTTACCACGTTCTTCAAACTCTTCTTGGCAATCAGCGCAGCGCTGACAACCCGCCACCAGTTCCCGGCGCCGCTCGGGTATCTCTTCCCCGCAGTCGCGGCAGTGAGTAGCTGAAATAGCCGCATGGTTGATGCGCATGTTCTGGATGGTCATTTCAAGCCGGCGCTCTGCCAGCTCGTTGGCCTGATCGATGATTTCTGCGCTCATGCTGCACCGCCTTCGCTTTTTTCCGCTTCAACCGCCATCTGCTCAAGCTTTCGTGAAAGCTCGGCAGACAGTGCCTGGAACTATTCCTCTGTCGCTACCGGGATCGGCACAAAACGGATGCCGATATTTGCCAGCATATGAGCGGCCTCAAGGCATTTCCTTAAATCAACAGGAGAGGCTCTGTTCATGCTGCACCGCCTTTTAACCGGGAAATAACTTCTTTGGCAGCCTCTAATCGACCCCATGTAGAGTTGGGTTTATCTGGTTGTGGGTAGGTATGCTTGCTAACGATATCGGTCATTTCTTCGAGTGCTGCCAGCAGCTCGTCACGCTGCCCGGCGACTTTCGCATGCTCAAGCGCAGCGTTTTCCAACTGCGATTTGTGCTTCTTGTAAGCCTCGTATGCGTGCCAGCTCTGGCCTTTTCGAACGCTCTCGCTGATTTCCGCTACCTGCTCAGGAGTTAGCACCGTCAGAGGTTGAGCCGGGTAGATCATCACCTGTCCGGCGTCCCAGTCGAAGCCAGCGTGAATAGCCTCGACCTCGACGGATGGTGACGGCCCGATGCTGCCAGGTGAGTGGACGACGATGGTAATCTCCGGGTCGCGACGCTGCGTAGTTGGGTTTGACCAGATGCGTGCTACCAGCTCAGTGAATTTGGAGAATTTCATTCCGCGCTCAGTCATTCCAGGCCTCCAGCTCGTTCTCTATTTCGTCGTCTATTTCGTCGTTGGTAGCGTCTTCGTCCATGTAGTCACGCGCTTCTTTCAGGTACTGCTCATGGCGCTCCCGATACCATGCCGAAAATTCTGGCGTCCATCCGTTCGGCTCACCGTCATAGTCAACTTTGGCGTTACGTTCAGCCATGCTCTCGACCATGCTGTATGCTGTGGTAAGCGCTGCTTCGCGGATATATCCACGGAGGTCGCTTTTGCGCCAGTACGGATTAACTTTTGAATCGCAGACGGGTTTAAACTCAACTTCCCAGCGGCGGATACAACGCGCGTTTAATGATTTGCTCATCGTGATGCCTCCGCTTTAATCGCTTTATACGCACGCAGTACGTGAGAGGGTTTACCGGTAATTACCGTTTTTAAAACAAAGAAACCGCTACGCTTAGCACGAACGGAAGGAGCAAGAAATAGCGCCGTATCAACAGCACGGTTGTGAAGGCGGAATTCGAAAACCGTGCTGGTAATCGTGGCGGTAGCAATTACACCTTTATCGTTAAATTCTATTTTCATGATTGAGATTTCCTGTCTTTAAGTTGGTTGTATTTTTCATGGCTCATAATTTCCCAGCAGGTACCGTTATTGCGGGATAATAAGCGCCATTTTCTGCCAATCTTTAAACTTAAATTCCCGCATTTGATTCGGCATGGCTTTATATCTCCCTTGCTGTACAAGCTCAGAACATGCGATGCCTTTTCATTTACATGCGATGGAATACGGTTGGATGTGATTATCATCCGTCACCTACCAGCGCTTGTGGGCAAGGTGTCCGGGGCGTGATGGTAAGGTTTTACGAAACGAGGAAGCAGCAGCGGAGAGAGCGATTTTCTGCTTTTCTTTCTCATTGCATACCGGGCAGAAATAAAAGTCTCTCCGATAAGCACCCCTGCCAGATGGACGATATTGCAGCTCATCGCGAGCAAAAGAACCGCCGCAACCATGACAGTGCAACTTTAATTCTTCCATTTATCTATCTCCGGTTAAATTTAAAGTGTGTTCATACCTGCCAGTTAAGGCATTAAATAAAAAGTGATGGTATTAGTAAGAAACTTCTGTGTTTATTTTGTAACGTGCATTGCCAGAATCTGCATTAACAGAAACCAAGTCGCCATACATGTCATAATTCAAAATAACATCGTTGAATTTCAGAGCTGAGAGAGATTCTTCGCGACCGCAAAACATAAAATCTTCTGCGTGCTTAGTTTCCTCATAAATATCTTTCATTGAGGAAAAAGCCTCTGACCACATTTCACTATTACCAATAAATTGAGCAATGGCCAGCTTGCTTTGTGCCGCTTTAAACGCTGGGTTGCCATGCAGTAAATTAGCCATTGAACACCCCTTTGATATACATAATTTCGACAGCCAGCCCACTCCAGAAAACCAATCCGATGGCCAGCGCGATTAACAGGGAACGAATGCCGTTTTTGCTCATTTGTTACTCCAGAATGGGAAGCTGATAACGACAACTACAGCCAAGAACAAGGCAACCTTTATGCAGAACCGGTGCCATGCAGGAACTTCATGTTCGCGGATCATTTGCTACCCTCACTGTCATGTGAATTTGAGTACCAACAGACCTTGCAATGCAGTGCCGGGTGCCTCCCGGTGATACCAGCCAGTTAACAACTGATATCGGCAGCTTTCTTTCCACCCCACTTCGGGAAACAAGTGGTACTGCTTTAACTGAACCGCGTGCGCATAGCCGCATTCACTGCATTGCAAGGTCTGTTATTTGCCTGTCTTTTCACCACTTCAGGCTCGGTGGTATGCTGGAGTTCTCACACAACCAGCAAAGGTAAATCATGAATAAAGATGATAAGGCTTGGCTTTTGGCCGTTGTTTACGCATCAACTCAACCCAAAGAAATCACCCCTGAAGAGTTCCTTTATGAAGTCGACCGCTCTGAGGTTGATTTTCTCTCCCTGCTTACAAAGCGTGAGGAAGAGGAAAGTGCGAAAGCGATCAAGACTTGGGAGCAACTAGGCTCTTCAAACTAATTGCCGATATAGCGGCTTCAACTACGGTTGTGGCTGCTTCTTTCACTTCATCCTTGGTTCGCCTGTCCCTCACCTTTTCAGCCACCACCACAAGAACGGTAGGTAAAACCTTCTCAATAATCAGCATGGCAACGTCTTTGCTGCACAGTTGACCGTTAATCACCACCAGATCTTTGCTTTCCATATTCACCTCGTTAGTTAGCCCTTATCGCCGGGTGGCGGAACGTTTTCTGCTTATCAACCACTGTGCGGTGATTGGTGTTG